AAAAAGACTTGACAAGAATTCAAAGTTATGATATACTATATCATGAAATTAGTAGTTTGTCAAGTACTAATTTCCGCTAAAGGTGAGGCGTGGCGATATGATATAGACCTCCTTATTATAACATAGTCCCCTAATATTTGTCAAGACTAGTCTGATCTAGCATTAGCTATAGTCTTGTTGGGACACCAAAAACCCCAGATTCCCCAGAAATGGGTGAAGGTCTTTTTAGGCTGAGTGGAGTATGATACCTTATTTTATAATAAGAGTCTCCGACAGTTCCGTAGCGGGTTGATAAGTAGGGTAATCGGGCCTGGGCCGTCCTAGAAATAGGTGCTTATCATGTTGGTAATCACTCTACCGTAATTACGAGTGAGTCTGGAACCAGACCGCAGTGATATCTTGATCAGGGGTATCACTGCGTCTGGATATATTACTGAATCCAGCTTGACAGATTTAAAGTAAATTGGTATAATATATATAGAAAGGATTTTATGAATATACTATATATAACAGATAAAACACAGCTAGACAAATTAGTTTCGGATATTCTAAAGGTTGATGAAGTAGCGATTGATACCGAAACTACATCATTAGACGTGTTTACAGCAAATTGGCTATTATTACAGATAGAGGCTAATGGTAACATATATGTTCTAAATATTAGAGCTTTGGAATATGAAGTTTATAAATATATTATCAGCCTCATAAAAGATTCTAATAAACGTGTTGTAATGCATAACGCTAAATATGATATTAAAATTATCTATAACAATACTGGGGAACTGTTTACTAATGTTTATGACACGATGATTGCTGAAGTTTTAATTAATCAGGGAGTAGGAAAACAGTATTATTCTTATGAGGAACTAGTTGAAAAATATGTCGGAGTTTCTTTAAATAAAGAGATTAGAAAAACATTTATAGATTTTGATGGTACGATAACTAACGAGCAGATAAACTATTCTGCTATGGATGTTGAATATTTACGTTCTATAAAAAAGGAACAGGTTTATATTCTAGCTACTCAAAAGCAAAGCTATACTTTAGAGTTAGAGTGTAATTTAATTCCTGTAGTTACTAGTATGGAATTAAATGGTGTACAAATTGATGAAGAATACTGGAATAAAATAATCGTATCTAATAAAGAACTTTTAGAAAGTCAGAAAATTACTTTACTGGATATGGTAGCATCTAAAATAGATTTCAGTAAATTTTCTAGTGCTTATAAAGTAGCAGACGCATTTAAAATTCCTGTAAAAACTAAAAAAGCTATAGCCAGTACACAGTTAATTACAGAAGATTTAGACTCATGGTTTAAAGAAAATTTCAATCTAAATTCTAATCAACAGGTATTACGAGCATTACAAATCTGCGGAGTACCCGTAAATAAAACTAATGAAAAAGAGTTAAACGTTTACAAGAAAAAGAGTGATGTAGTAGATTCTTTACTCCTATATAGAGAGTATGAAAAGAAAGTCTCTACCTACGGAGAAAATTTTCTACAAGATAAACACCCCTTGACAAAACGATATCATTTCGAGTATAATCAAGTAGGTACCTATACGGGTAGATTCTCTGTATCCAGGATGCAACAGATTCCTAGAGATAAAGATATAAGACGATGCTTTATATCTAGAGATGAATACAGCATATTGACAGCAGATTTTAGTCAGCAAGAATATAGATTGGCTGGTGCATTGACTGGTGATAGGAGAATTATAGAATCGTACTTAATGGGTAAGGATATGCACACAGCTACAGCAGGTGTGGTGTATAAAGTACCTATTAGTGCAGTTACAAAAGACCAGAGACAGGAGGCTAAGAGTGTAAATTTTGCATTACTTTATGACTCATCTGCCTGGGGGTTATCGTTCAATTTGAATATACCCATTACCGAGGCAGAAGAACTTTTGAAATTATTGGCGGAAAGTTATCCAACATTTATTGAATATAGAGAGAATGCTAAACAGATAATCTGGGAAAGAAAATGTGCTACTACCCCTCTAGGTAGAAAAAGATATTTTGAAAACATAGAAGTATTTAATGATGTAATTGAGAGAGATAGATATAAAAGAAAAGTTACAAAAGAAGGTTGGAACCATATGATTCAGGGTTGGGGTGCTGATATTACTAAAATATCAATGAACAATATTTTTTATGAGAATACATTTGGAGATGGTATTAGGTTTTATAATCAAGCGCACGATGAGATTGACTTAGAAGTAATTACTAGTGTATCGAAAGATATTGCTGTATTTACGGAAGAGTGCATGCTAAAAGCTGAGCAACCTCAGTTAGGGGAGATTCCAGCCGCTGTCGAGTATAAAGTCTTACCCTACTGGAGTAAATAATATGGATACATATGTTCTAGCTTATATTCTTTTTGGGGCAGTTTTTTCTATATTTCTAAATGATTTAATATTTTTTGATTTAGCTAAAGAATCACTTTTAATATGGTTTATTTTTATGATTATAGTTACTCTATTATGGCCTATATTTTTTACTACACTGATAACTTTATTTTTAATTTATATTACAAGGGAAATTTATTATGCCAAAAAAATTAAATAAAGCAAGAGATTTTACGAGTATATTGGAAGAAGAGTTTAGTAATATTCTACCTGTAAAAATTGACGTGAATTCTGGAGAACCTATAAAAGCTATTTCTACTGGTTCACTAAGTTTGGATATTTCTACTGGTATTGGTGGAATACCTTTAGGAAGGTTTACTGAACTATATGGGCCGGATTCTTCCGGTAAGACAACCCTGGCATTGGAAATAGCTTATAATGCAATTCTTATGAACCACAGGGTTTTGTATATAGATGCAGAGAATACTTTAGATATCGCTTATGCTAATGAAATTATAGATAATATGAATGACGAAACATTTGTTCTAGTACAACCAGAGACTATGGAACAGAGTATGAGGATTGCAGAATTAGCTATCAATGATGGGGATTTCAATCTAATAATACTAGATTCTATTGGTTCGTTAGCACCTAAGAAGGTAAAAGAAGATGATATCACTGATGTTAATGTAGCACTTTTGTCCAGATTTTTTACTACGTTTTTACAAAGAAACGCTTATAATGTTAGAAGAAATAATGTAGCATTTCTAGGTATTAATCAAGTAAGGGATAAAATCGGTGCGTACATATCTACATTTGAAACCCCTGGTGGGCACGCCTGGAAACATATTGCTAGTCTGAGAATACAGTTGAGTAGAAGTACCGACATTGAGCAGGCTGGCAGTAAAATAGGGATACTGACTAAATTTGTAGTAAAGAAGAACAAGCTGGCATCCCCAAGTAGATCGTTTACAATACCTATCATCTTTGGGGTAGGAGTAGACAGGATTAGAGATGTTATTGAGTTTTCTACTATGTTAGGTATTATGGAGAAAGGAGGGCCGTATTATAAGTTTGAAGGTGAGACGTTAGCCAGTGGGGTAGACAGAACAATTGAATATCTAAGTGAACATCCAGAAACCCTTGACAAGATTACAAAAGCATGCTATACTACAGTCAATACTAAAAATAGAATAGAAGAAGGAGATGATTAAATGGACGAACAGAATATAAACAGAGCATTATCGGTTGAGAGAACTTACAGTCTAGGTCAGTATCAGAATATTAAATTATTTGACAGCATAGGAGGTTTACCAGAAGATGTAGTGTTTGATAGAGAGTTGATTAGTGAGGTTAGATATTTACAACTTATACAATTGGAGATTGACTATAGAAAATATTTACAACTAATTGAAAAAGTACACCCATATAATGTTGAAGAGGCTATCGGTTATTTAGAAGAAGTTAAAGTTAATACATTAGATTTGATAAAAGAGTTATTTACGAAAGCTGAGTAAAATATGTTTAGTTCTAGTAAAATTAATAAGTTGGAACGTCGAATAGATATATTAGAAAACCAAGTAAAAGCTTTAAGAACTGAAGTAAGGGACTCGATTATTTTTTATTATGAAGGTAATGCCGAGCCTACAGTTACTATGAGTGGGTATCCATATGCATATCCGACATCCCATCAAATTAAAATAATAGAAATTAAAAAACTTTTATATATGATTTTAGAATACTTAAATATAAAAATTAAATATAATCCAGAAAAAATAACATTAGAAAAAGGAGATTAATAAAATGTCATTCGATACATTTTCAGATTCAGAAAAGAAAACTTTTGAAAAAATCCCATTTTTAACTTTCGATTTTGGGAATCACACGGTTAGAATTTTAGATGAACCAGTTAAAGTTTTTACTCATTATTTAGCACAGTTTAAACTGGTTGTTAAATGTTTAGAGGATGAATGCCCAATTTGTCTAAATAACAAGAAAATTATGGCAGAGCATCCAGATAACTATAGAGATGTTCCGGGATATATCTTTAGAAGTGTGAGACACTACTTTAATTGTTTAGACAGAACAGAAGTTAAAGTCTGTAAAGAGTGCGGTGAAGAAGTTAAGAAAGATTTAGTTGGTAAGTACCCGCCAGTGTGTCCCAATAGCCATCTTATTTTAGAGGTAGAGCCAACCATCTCTGATAAGGTAAAAGTAGCTAGTGTCAGTGAAACCTGTGCTGTACAAATTAATGCTCAGGAAAGAGGTTTACTGGATAATGAGGGTAATGTTATTGGTATGAATAACTACGATATTTTATTCATGGTGAATAAAGTAGGCAGTAAGAAAAATATTACCCCAATGCTTATGGCAGATAGAAACGATAAGGTTGACCTACCAGATGAGTTTCTACATGACTTAAGTAGAGCAGTACTTACTCTAACTGCTAATGAGATTGTTAGCTTATTGCAGGGAGTTTCTTTAAGAGATATCTTCTTAGCTAGAGGCGGTAGAAAAATGGACTCCGCTTTAGAAGAGAAAGTTATAGTTACTAGCGAAGATATTAAAAAGAAAATTGATGCACTTTACTAAAAACTGAATAGAAGATTCCTTACAGCAAACAAAAAACCCAACCTTTAATTGGAAAAAAGGAATCTGGTATTGCTATGTAGCTTAATTGGCAGAGCATACGACTGTTAATCGTGTAGGTTCTGGTTCGACTCCAGACGTAGCAGTTACGACTCCATACAGCAAAAAATACCCCAACTCGAAATTGGAAAAATGGAGTCTGTTACAGCGGGATAAAGTAGAGGATACTTACGAGTCTCATAAACTCGACAGGGAAGTTCGAATCTTCCTCCCGCTATTTAAGGAGAAATTATGAGTAATGTAGAAGAACCGCTGGCTGAGTTTTATTATAACCAACTAAGAGAGACTACTAATCCAGTAGGTACTTTAGTAGCTTTCTATAGGTCTTTATTTGATGTAGATAAAGCAGACGAGTCTACGTATAAAATGTTTGCTAGACTATATAAGATTTATGGGAAGGAGTTAATTTACTTTGCGTTATTAGACTGTGCTGATATGGAGAATATTAATTTTGATTCTAGTATAGCTCGCCTTATATCTTATTTTGCTAAAAAGAGATTGGGAGACTCTACTAATTTTAATTTACCAGTAGACCTTACATTTTTGGTAAAGCAGTTTGAGAAAAATACAGAAAAGGTCAGAAAGGTTAAAATAAATTTGAACCCATTTGAGGATGAACCCAATGAATGATTTATTTAATAACGATGCAGAGGTAGCATTACTATCCATTATTCTAAAAGACCCATCTGCTGTCTATGACATAACAGATGTTAAGTCTTTCATGTTATCATCTGAAATTAATAAAAATTTATTGGATACTTTAGTAACATTATTGTCTACAGGAGTTACACCAGATTATAACTTATTTTTATATTATCTAAAATCATCTTCTAAATTAAATGAGTGTGGTGGTGAAAGTTATATAAGTTATCTTTATAATCAAGATTATAATAAAGATTATTTGAAAGACTTTGAAAGATTAGTAGTAAATTCTTTCAAAGCTAGAACTTTAATATCCATATCAAATCAAATACCTACCATTGTTAAAAATCAAAACGATGTAGATAGTGCTATAAACTATGTAAGAGACAACCTAGATAGTTTATCCAGTCTAGAAGGTGGTGGTAAAACAGTTGATCTAAAGCAAGCATCAAGAGAAACCTGGACAGATTTAGTTGAGAGGGTTAATTCCGGTGCTAAAATAGAAACCACATCTGGGTTTAAGCATATAGATGCTATAACGTATGGTTACGAACCTGGGGATTTGTGGGTGGTCGCTGGTCGTCCCGGGATGGGGAAATCAGCTATGGCAGTTAATTCTATTATACGCTGTGCTAAGGTGGGAATTCCCAGTCTATTAATTTCTAGGGAAATGAGAAGAAAATCTCTAGTCCATAGAATTTTAGCTATAGAAACTGGTATCCCAATTTATAACATCCATTTGGGGATGCTGAACCAAAAACAACTAGATTTAATAGCTGAGAAAATAAAGGAAATAAAAGACTATCCCATCCATATTGATACCAACTTCTCTGGAAATCTAAACTACGTATTTTCCACTATACGCAGATACAAAAAGATTTATGATATTCAAGTAGTACACGTAGATTATCTACAAATTTTAGTAGAAAGATCAACAGAGATGCGGCACGATCTCGGACAAGCAACTAGAGGTTTAAAGCTATTAGCAGAAGAGATAGAAGTTTGTTCTGTAGCGTATTCTCAACTTAACAGGGAATTAGAGCGCAGACCTGATAAGAGACCAATTCTATCTGATCTAAAAGAATCTGGTACTTTAGAAGATGATGCAGATGTGGTTATGTTTTTATATAGAGATGAACTTTATAACAGAGAATCTAAACATAAAGGTGAGATGGAACATATTATAGCTAAGCAGAGAAACGGCCCAATAGGAACGGTGTTCTCTAAATTTGATAAAGAAACTAATAGGATTACAGAGGGTTGAAATGGAAACATTTTTAACTGGCGGTTATTATATTTTGATGGGTGCTTTATTTTTATTTAGTACCGTGTCTTTTATGTTATTTGTAACAGAAATTTTTCATGTTCTAGATAAAACAAAAGGCAAAATTAAAAAAGAAGGATGGGTAGCTCATTGGTCATGGAAAGATATTATTGTATATGATGGTAAAGAATTATTGATTTACCTTCCAGGATTTTTGTTATTCATATATTTTATAGGTATACTTTTTACATGGATAGAAGCTAATGGTTAATAAAAAGAAGATCAAAGGGACTCAATGGGAGAATCTTTTTGTTGAGTTAATACAAGAAAAAATCCCTATGACACTAAAAGCCAAAAGAATCGCTGGTTCAGGTGCAATAGGTACTGCATTAAACGAACCTCTCCTTAAAGGGGATGTTGTAGTTGAGTTTTATGGTTTCCCTAGAAAGTTCAGAATAGAAACTAAAGTAGGTTATGGTGGTGAAAAACAGCTAACCGTACAAAAAGAATGGATAAATAAAATCATAGAAGAAGCTGATGAAACTTATTCGTATCCTCTAGTTGCGTGTAAATTTTCCGGTGCTAGAAAAGCAGATGGGGTACAGTATTTTTTAATTTTAGATTTTGATACATTCTGTGATATAATTAATTATACAAACCAACTTAAAAGGGAATTAGACCTTTTATATGATAAGATAGAAAAGAATGATGATTGAGAGAACTTTGTGGGATTCTATAAAAGAATACTATAGACTAAACTACTCTATACCAGAAAATATTTTAGAGTACTATTCTGCTATAGATGTTATAAAGAAATGTATCTCAGGATATAGTAATCTAAGAATCTCATTTGGTTTAAAGAGCAGTGTAAAGTATGTGAAAGAAGTACTGTATGATAATTTAGGATTTGAGGGTTGGGAAGAAGACCTTGACTTTTCTCCAATTGCGGTGTATAATAGGTGTAACAATAACTATGAGAGATATAGACAAGATATCCTAATGATAAGTCATGTGACACCAGACTGTGTTATAGAGATTTCATTCTTATTGTGCAAAAAATATAAAGATATAGAAAGGTTAGTAGATAAATATGTCGTATAAAATAGAGTTACCAGATATTGAGATGATGTTTAAATTAGTAGATACTATTTCTGACTTGACTTATGAACGATCAATGTTAGACTTAGATATTAAATTCTCGGAAAGTGAGATTGCTAAAATAGCTACAACAAATCCAGACTACTTCCAGGGAGGTAAACCACCATCAATGGCGTACATAGACGCTACCTGGAAAGTGACTGGTTTTAATGGGGAATTGAAAGAGAAAAGAGCAAGACTAGCTGGTATTTCAGCTAAATTGGAAGAAACTAAACTTAAGTTCCAACTATATAAAGAGATTATTGATTTATATAGAACACAGTCAGCTAATGAGAGAAGTCAGATAGTGTAAAAATGTCGTGGTATGTTAGGAAATTATTGTTAGAAAGAGACAGTATAAAGAGTCTAATTAGGGATACCTATGAAAATGGCTCTGCATTAGATTTAGAGGAGAATCAATTTGAGTTTTATGACTTCAATTCTGATGTTTATATGGACTTACTGACTGTAGAAAAGAAACTTAAGGAATTAATAGATAATGGGTTGATCTCATCTGATGAACTTAGAGTATTGGAGTATATCTTATCAAATAGAACTGTTTCACAAATAGAAAGAGACGAAGATATATCTAGACCCACTATAAACAAAAAGTTTGCGGATATTTGTTCTAGAGTAGCATTTCATCTTGGGGGAATTTTTACTGATGAAGGTTTTATATACTATCTAACAAACAAATATAATCTAAAAAAAGAACAGATATCTAAACTAAAAAATCATATAAGTGAGGAAAAATGAGTATTGTAGAAGAAGTATTAAAATCAAAAAAGATGAAAGAAGATTTGCGCTGTGTTCACAGACACACAATAGATGAGCACCCATCTTGTTTTGTTAAGGGACAGATAAAGTGGCCCGATGATAAAACGTTTTCTAAAGTAACAGGAAGTGAGTGGTATAAATACCCAGGATACAGGATAGCGTATGCAGATATTGAGACAGATAATCTAAATGCAGATTTTGGTACGGTGTTAGCATGGTGTATAAAACAAAAGGACGGGGAAATAATATCTAGTTTTATAACCAAAGATGAGTTATTTGATGGTCGTAGTGATTACAGACTTATTAAAGAGTTTATTAATGAAATTTCTAATTATAAAATTGTTGTAGGATACTATTCTAGTAGATTTGATATTCCATATATGCGAAGTAAAGCACTTTATTACGGATTAGAATTTCCAGGTTATGGAGAATTGTTTCAATGGGACTTGTATTTTACTGTAAGAGACAAACTTAAATTATCCAGAAACTCATTAGATAACGCATGCAATTACTTAGGGATTGATGGTAAAACGCCTCTAGATAAGGATATATGGAGATTAGCTAAATATGGAGATAGAGATGCTATAAGTTTGGTCTTGACACACTGCGAATATGATGTTATAATTACTGAAAGGTTACATAATCGAATAGAGTTTATGCGTAAATGGATTAAGACTTCAATATAAGAAAGGGCATATAAAATGGCTGATTTAGTAAACGATAAGACTGTTGGATATAGAATAACTACAGATACGATGGCAACCAAGCTGTCTAATGGTTACTGGAAGGTAGAACAAAAGGTTACCCAAAGTAAGACCTTTGATGGCAGTACCTGGGACAGTAGGCAGGTGAGCATGCAAGCTACTGATAAGGACTTATCTAAAGCAAACGAACTAGTTACAATGTCTGTTCTAATGTATCTTGAACAGGTAGACGGGGACTTGTTTGTTGAACAAGTTATGGATGACGAAGAGTTAGGTAGTGGCGAGGGAAAGGCGCTCTTGCAGTAAGGGTATGACAAAGAGAAATAGAAGGACTTCTGTAGCAGTAAACCTGTTTAAAACAATTTCTGATAATCCAGGGTTATTTCCTAAACAATTAGGAAGGTTAATTGGTAAAACTTCTGGATATATACATAATACTCTACCGTCTTTAGAAATTGATGGTTTATACATTAGTGAAGATGATCAGGGTAGATTATACCCAATGGAGAATAACCTAGATGAATAGCATACAAATTTTTAAATTAGATGATTTAGAGACAATTGTAATTAAAAAGAATAAAGGAGGTAGATTTTTTATAACTACGTCAGATTCAGTGATTATATCTAGTTTTAACTTCTATGCTCTTTTAAAATATATGTTATTCCGAGGTTTTATTTCTCCAAAAGTTTTGGAAGGACTACTTAGTGAATATAGAGAGGAGTAATTATGAAAGCAACGGGACTAGTAAAATCAGTTGTTATGTGGGATGATGTTTATAAGTCCAAATCAATCATCATTCTTTTATCTGGAAAAGCCAGAGTAGGTAAAACTTATATTGCTAATAGACTAGTTAGCTTATTTAATGACAATGCTTATTCTACACGAATTTTAGGTTTTGCAGATGGAGTAAAAGATTGTGCGATTGACTACTTTAATTGGAATGGTGATAAAGATGATAGGGGTAGAAAATTACTACAAAGTATCGGAAATATAGGTAGAGAATATGATAAGGATGTGTGGGTAAAAAGACTGGTTAGGTTAATTGATGATGATTTATATTTGTCTGATGTGTATATTGTTGATGACTGGCGTTTTGAAAATGAACGAAACTATCTTGAAAAGACAGGTAATTTTTTTGTAGTAGCAGTTAGAGTTGAGTCGGACGTAAGAGGCGGTTTAAAAGGAGACTTAGCTAAAGACGTTTCTGAAAATTCTTTGCCAGAAAATTTAACATACTATGATTTTATTATAACAAATAATGATAACGATCTAGACGAAGTATTAAAAACTATACTAAACTTCGTAGATAAAATGGAGGATAAAGATGGATGATATGCTTATTAACGGCGGACTAGCTATGTTGTTATTGGAATTAGTAAAGTGGGGTATTCGTTTTCTAAAGAAAAACCCACAGTACGACTTTCCAACGGCTTTTTATGCCGTATCAATTCCAGTTTTAAATATATTAGTACTTCCACTATTAGCTTTGTTAGGAGTTAGTAACGTGACTATGCCTACAGATTGGGTTGAGTGGATACGCTCTGCCCTTTTAGTGGGGGTTGGTTCACTAGTTTCCCTGCTATTTTATAGTGGAGGCTATAAGAAACTCAAAGAATACAACGACTTACTAAAAGAAACAAGAAGTTATGATGAGTTCCTAGAAGAAGAAAGAGACGAAGAAGAGGAAAGAGAGAAAGGAAAGGGCTAAGATGACTTGTCCTGTTTGTCAAGGTGACTATTTCAATATCACTAATGATGATATCTGTGAGGAGCATGAGCATTGGATAGTTACTATTTGTCCATATTGTAACAGGGCTGTTCTTAGTAATGAGAGTGGCATCTGCTTATATCATGCCAAAATGGGACAGGCTGGACATGGTGCTAATAAGGATAGGAGAGCACCACTACGCTCGTACGGACTTGAAAATTGACCCTTGACAAACTGTAAGGTATGTGCTATACTATAATTACCTTAACAACTAATAGCCTCTGTAATGCAAATGGTAGCATATCAACTTTGTAACTTGATTATGGGAGTTCGACTCTCTCCGGAGGCTACAAGATTACATACAGCAAACAAAAACCCTTCAACTGATAATTGAATCCGGTCAAGCGTAGTCTGAATATAAATTAAGCCAACATCCAGCAAAAAACTATCTTTTGAGGAAAAGAAAAAAATGTTGGCTGATTTTTATCTAAAAGAAAGGAAAATAAAATGAGAATAGGGTTAGATGATTTTAGAGAAGAAGATTATATTGGAGATTGGGTACTAGACGATACAATTAAGATAGATACAGAAATGATTTTATCAGAATTATTAGTTATGAAATATGTACCAGAAGAGTTCAATTTTCATATTTATGATGCGATGTTGAGAGCAGAACAACTAGGGTTAGAAAAAGATGTTATTGAGGTTACTATAGGTAAATTTTTCGATGTATTAAGATTAGAAAGAGAATTAGACGAAATTAATAAGCGGATTTATAAATGAAGTGTGCAAACTGTAATTTATGTCTCGATATCTATAACTTAGAAGTAGACGGTTTAAATAAACTCTTTTGGTTTTGTGATTTATGCAAAAGAGTTTACAAATTAAATGGAGGCAGGAGATTTGAAATAACAGATACAGAAGAGTTAAACAGTATTAGAGATAGAATATTACAGAAAAGAAAGCAAATTAATTATGGTTAGTAAAGTTTTACAGTGTTTAGAGTGTGGAACAAAAACACGTTACTCTATAACTCTAGGAGACGAACAAAAAGAACTAGAGTATATAGAAGGGATGAAAAAATTAGGTTGTTATTACTGTAATAGTAAAAATGATCTTGTGGAGGCTAATGATGAAAATAAACTTGTCAAAACTTTATCACGCTCTGCGTAGGGAAAAGAAAAATGAACGTAGAAATAAGACAACTTTGGATAGTAGAGTAGTTAAATCTATTCCAGATGAAGTAGAAGAAAGAAAAGAGAAGAAACAAAAATGAACGCCAATAAGTTAGTAATACTCCTACTCTTTATATTAGGATTAGTATTAATGGTTTTATCTTTTTCTATGGATTGTGGGGTAGGCAGGGCATTTTTTGTTTGGGGGTTTTTAATTTCCGCTATGGTCGGCTTATTTCAAATTATAGAATACTGGAAAAGTAAATGAAACACATTTTTGCTGTAGAATGGTTATCTGATGACTTGGTGGGTTTTAAGTGTGTTAGATGTGGTCATGAGTGTGTAGAACCAGATACTACTAAATGTACTTACTGGTATAAATTTGAAGAATGGATTTGTGTTTTATGTGGCAAAGAAGATATTTATAAAACCAGGGTTTACGGAAAGCCTAAGCCTGAAAATTATTATGAAAGACATATAGAACACGATACTGCGTGCGAAAGTCATTTTATATAGGTGATCTATGACAAAAAATGCAGATATTCTAGAAACTCTAATTGATGAAGATTTTGGATTAGAGACCAAAGAGGCATCTAGATGGGGAAAAGCTGAAGAACGTTCCTCTATGGTGCTGGATAAAGAAAAAGGAATCTTTTTTTGGAATGCACAAGGAATTGTAGGAGACCCTCTAATCTATCTAACCCAAGTTAGAAAGCTTAGTTTCTATGATGCTAAAGAATATCTGAAAAGGTTTGATTATGAAGGTACGTTTGTACATACTGTCCATACTAAAAAAGAAGATGTAGTAGTTTATCCTAGATTAGTAGATGTGTTCTTTGAACATGGATTAGATAAAAGAGATTACTTTTATAGAAGAGGTTTGCTGGATTATACTATTGACAGGTTTCAATTAGGGTGGTATAATGACTTTAGTATGATACCATTCTTTGAGGACGGTACTTTTAGAAACTTTCAAATGAGGCAGGATAATCCGAGTAAACGGATTAAGGGGTTTTACCGTAATATCGGCCCTCTGCTGTTCAATTCAGATGTCTTGAAAATGACAGACGAGGTTTATTATGTAGAAGGGCCAGTAGATGCAATGATTCTTATTCAAAATGGTTTACCAGCTATTGCGTCAAATTCTGGTGGAGGATATTTACCAGAGTGGTATAGCAAGTTTATCAGACAAAAAAAGATTAATATTGTTTTTGATAATGATGACGGTGGTAGAAAAGAATCGGTAAGATTAGCTAAATTCTTAGGAGTAAACAGATGTAAGATTTATACGTTTGTGGATTTTGAAGAATCTGGATATGATCCAGTAGATTATTTTAGAGATGGAAATAAAGTAGAAAATTTTGTAGAATTAGTCGATGATAGGAGTAAATATGTTTTTGAGTTACCTGGACAAAACAGTGGAAGAGGCCGTAAAAGAAATTCTTAGTTTAGATAAGAAAGATGATGATACAAAGGCTGAAAAAATAAATACGATATTATCAAATTTAGTTAGAAAGAACCTTTTAAAATATGAAACAGATTTATCAAATTATGGAGGAAATGTGAGAGATGAGTAGATTTACCAGTCCGTCTGAATATAGAGAGTATCTATCTAGTTTTATTTCTGATATTTCTACAGAAGTTAGTGATAGATTAGAGAATATTTTATCTAATATTTTAGAAGAAATCTATGATGAGGCATACGAGGCAGGTTATGAAGATGGTTATAATGAAGGGATAGCATATAAAGAATGAACACTATAAAATTTGCACTTTTATCAGAAACTGCTAAAATACCAACTAGAAAACACTTAACAGATGCTGGAATAGATTTATATGCAGACTTATACTACAATCCTATTAAGGAAGACCATTTAATATTGCCCTGGGTTGAGGGTAGAGAGGCTTTAATAGATGCTAATTCGGTAGTTGTAGTAGGTACAGGAGTGTGTGTAGAAATTCCAACCAATTATTTTGGTTTTATAACCAATAAAAGTGGTAGTGACTTTTTAGTAGGTGGCGGTATAGTAGATCAAGGTTATCAAGGTGAATTATTAGTAAAAATATTCAATCCTTTAGATAAACCTTTAGTTATATCTCACGGCCAAAAGATTGCACAGCTTTTAATTATTCCATGCCTTACTTTAGAAGTTGAGAGTGTGGATTTAAAAGATATTTATACAATAAAAACAGATAGGGGGGCTAGTGGTGGGATAACGAAATCGGTTGCTAGAAGAAAAGCTATGCAAGCGGGTTTTGACCCAGAGAACTATCTAGATTGGTTAGCTAAGCAGGATGATGAGAAATATGGCGACCCCTTTCATTACGGTGAGTTTGATGATGACGACGAATATTTAAAGTGGCGTTCTGAACAGGGGGGTATGCCATGATGAAATTTATAGCTGAAGTAAGTATTTGGGAACATGATGAGTATATAGTTGTTATTAGACCAGTTTGGGAAAAGTTTTGGAAAAGCCTACCAATAGGCTATACCCTAGATAAAAAAGATGCTAAAATAATAGCTGATTGGTTAAATTCATCGTTACCTGAATTATGGAAGATTTTTGAAAATGTCAACCGTGACTTACAAGAAACAACCAGCAATACACCAAACTAGAGGAAATATTCCTTTAGCTGGTAATGCGTATGTTTATACGGTATCTAAATTGTTGTGGCCTAGAGAAGTAGAAGAGTTTTTAGGTACACAGTTAGTAGGAAATACATTGCATGTATGCTGTGGTAAAAGTATGCTAGGAGATATAAGATTAGATTTGTATGAGCAAGATGTTGATATTATAGGAGATATGACTAAACTACCTTTTGCTAATGAAAGTATAGATACAGTATTAATAGACCCTCCATATAATTCTAAGTTACAAATTATGCACGATATGTTATCTGAATTATGTAGAGTATCTAAAAATAGAATCATATTTCAACACTGGTTTTCTCCTGTGGATAAACAAGGTAGATATAGAAAGAATCATAAATTTACTTTAAGTGGTTTATACGCCTGGATGCCTAAAACATATTTTGGTAGGATGCAGATTATATCTATTTTTGATAGAGTATAACTATGTTTAGAGAATTAGGAAATAAAACAAATATAAACTATGGTATAATTGCGGAAAAAGCTATTGTATCTGATATGAAAAATAGAACTGGTGATTATTTATTAGATGTTGAGTCGTATCCTTTTGGTAAATATGATGTAGATTTAAAGTTTGTTTTCAAGGACGGCAGTTTTCTATATGCAGATATAGAGAGACGTGCTAATTGGGTTAGTAATTGGGAGTATTTCCCATTTGAAACAATTAATATACCATATAGAAAGCTGAAGATGATACAAACCAGAACACCATTTATATACTTTATTCTTAGGGAAGATTGTAAAAGAGGATTAATATTGAGTGGAGTTGACATTCTAGATGGGGAAAAGGTAATTAGCGCCAATAAATTTTCGAAAAATGATGAGCCGTTTTTAGCAGTTTTTATAGAAAAAATAATCAAGTATATTGACTTAGAGACAGGAGAATAGCGTGAAGTTAGCAGTGGTTGGTTCAAGACAGTTTGAAGAGCAGTATTATGATGATGTAAGAGATTTATTAGAGTCTATAGTAAATAACTATGATGTAAAACTAATAATCTCTGGTGGTGCCAGGGGAATTGATTCTTTAGCAGAAAGGTTTGCAGATGAACAGAATATATCTAAATCAATATTCCCTGCACAATGGGATAAATATGGTAAATCTGCTGGTTATATAAGAAACCAACTTATAGTTGATAACTGTGATAAACTGGTGGCTTTTTGGGATGGTAAATCTAAAGGTACAGAGCATTCTATAAACTTAGCTAAAGAGCAGAGTAAATTATTAAAAATCTATATCTTAAATGGTGCTACATGGACGAGAAGAATTACTTAAAATCATTTGAAAAATTTTTATCCAGTACAAAATTTGGACATTCTGTTGATATAGAATATCATGCACCTGGAAGTATTATCGGGGAAACTGAACAGTTTTATTCTGTATCAGAGTACTATAATTTTGAAATGTATTTGGTTGGAAGTACGTGGTTGGAAGATGCAATCTATAAAGCAACAGAGGAAAGGAAAAATAAAGGATGGTAAAGAAATTAGGGTTTGATTTAGATGGAGTCCTATATCCGTGGCATCTGTATGTGTGGGAGTATCTTTATAATTCCGGTCAGACGGATTATACTTATGACTATTTCTGGACATATGTTTGGAAGATCATGCCGGATAAGTTTTGGCACGATATTACCAGAGTAGAGAGTTTGTTCAGAGGTGCACCATTTGACGGTGCTGTAGATGTTGTGAATAAATGTGCTAAAAAATATGATGTTTTCTATTTAACAAAAAGAGAAAAAGAAATGACTGATGTAACATCCGATTTTTTAGTGAAAAACAATTTTCCTAACTCAGATGAATTATTTATTATTCAATATGGAAAAGAAGATTTCATCTCTAAATTTAAAACAGATTATTATGTAGAAGACAGGGCAGACTATCTAAAGTCTTTACAAGGAACCACCAGCCTTATTGGTGTAAGACAGAGGTGGAATGATGACTATTATGAGCAAGCCTCTAATAATGGAATTGTATGGATTAATAATATATTAGAATTACCTAAGGTATTGGGTATATAAAATGACAATGTTTCCGATTAAAGACGATGTTATGATGTTCTGTCCTATATGTAATGCATATGTGTGGTGTTCCAGGACAGTATATCCAGATATTGTTTACTATACCTGTAAACTCAAAAAACATCACTTTAAACACGAATTAAAAAATGGATACCAAATAGAGGGGGATAAACAAATTAAACCCCCCGATGGATATAAGGAGGACGATTAATGGCTACATTTTCTGATGATTATGTACACTGTGATAAGTGTGGGGTATGGTATAACTATACTTTAGGACACATTTGTTTTAAAGAAGTAGAAGATAAAAACATTGAGATTTTAGAAAAATTAGACAAGTTAGAGAATCACTTGGTATTTCTAGAAAGACTAATAAAACTTTATGGACACTAGACTTTTTAGGTACGAAAGACCTTACATAAAAAGGCAAAAAGATAGAGATTATACTAAACTTATAGAAGTTTTGGAAAATCTTTTAGATGCTTATGAAGAGTGTGAGTTGGAACCTTGTTTAGAAATAGACTCTGATCTTGATGAGTTTGTTTTAGAGGCAGTTTTAGAATGTTTTTATGGAAAAAATATTTTTAATTATATGGATGAGAGGGTTTAAAATGAAACTGGAATTTACTACTTGTGATAAATGTGTTCTTGAAGAGATATTAAAAGACTATCCTGATTATGGGATGGAAAAATGGGGATTTATGCCTATTTGGGGTGAGTACCAGTATAAATCTAAAGTAAAATTATGTGTAACTGCTGGTGATATTGAAAGAGAATCTTGTTGTTTATTTCATTTATTTAACGGAGAATGCTGATGGTATTACCTCAATTAATTGTAGATTTAACGAATGATTGGAAGAAAGATCATCGGGCTACGTGTTTGTGGTGTGGAGAAACTATTTATGGTGAGCCTGGAGATACGGGTAGATGCAAATGTGGTTTGAAATATGAGATAATTAAAGGTGTTATACCTTCTGAAGATGATGAACAGTATGAGGACTGGTAATGAGATGGATTGAAGTTATAGAAACTAATAGAACTAGAAATATAGCTTATGTAGCTATAATACAAGACGACCCTTATTGGGCTACTAATTTAGAAGTTAAGTTAGACTGGGTAGAGGAATTAATGAGGTGCAAATTTGAGGATGGTACACATAATTTTGTTACAATAAATTTTAACGGAGAAGTTGAATATGCTTAACGATAAAGCACAGAAAATTTTCGATATGAAGTATACCGCATTTAGAGGAGAAACCTGGAATCAAGCTTGTTGGAGAGTGGCTGAGTTTGTTGCGAGTGCTGAGGGTACACAAGAGAAACGGGATGAATATGCTAAAAAGTTCTTTGAACTAATTTATAATTTAGCATTTCTACCTGGAGGTAGGATTTTAGCGAATGCGGGTACTAATATAAAGAACAATGCAAATTGTTTTGTTTTAAAGGTAGAAGATTCTAGAGATGGAATTTATAAAACTTTAAAAGATGCGGCTGAAATCTTTGCCTGGGGAGGTGGCGTCGGGTATGATTTCAGTTCTTTGAGAGAAAAAGGTGCTGATGTAAAAACCACTGGTGGAAAAGCTTCTGGCCCTCTTTCTTTTATGTCGCTATTTGATCAAACTGGAGAGGTTATTTCCCAAGCATCTAGACGTGGTGCACAATTAGGATTACTGAATGTATCTCATCCAGATATCGAAAAATTTATTAATTATAAATCCACCCCTAATTCTAGAAATACTAGATTATTAGAAGAGTATAAGAGAAATCTTGAAATGAATGGATTGGATAAAAAAGGTACTAAATATTTTAAAGTACTAGAAAAAACTCTACAAGACGACCAATTATCTCATTTCAATATTTCCGTTATATTAGACGATACTTTTATGTCATCTGTTTTAACAGATCAAGAGTGGGCTTTAAAATCAGTAACTACTGGAGAAGAAGTTAAAAGAGTTAAAGCAAAAGATTTACTGATGCAGATTTCCAATATGGCATGGGAAAGCGGAGACCCAGGAATTTTCTTTTATGATAGAACTAATGAAGATAACATGGTTCCATATATTTCTGATATTTCCGCCGCTAATCCATGTATTACCGGGGATACAAAAATATTAACAGTTTATGATGGCCCTCGTCCAATTAAAGAATTAGCAGAAGAGGGGTATGATGTATTAGTCTATACCTGGAATCCTAAGACGAAACTTCCAGGAGTTTCTGTTATGGATAGACCAAGACTAACTAGAAAAAATACAGATGTTATAGAAGTAGAATTTGATTCTGGATTAAAAGTAAAATGTACTCCAGACCATAATTTTTATACTTTTAGAGGAAATAAAATCCAAGCTAAAGATTTAAAAGTTGGACAATCGATTCGTGCCTTTTCAGGCGGAGTCCATGTTGATAAACATATTAGAGTACACGGTTGGGTAGATGGAAAAGCAAAACATCAATATACTGCAAGAATGGTTTGGGAACGTTTCCACGAAAAGATTGAAAATGGATTAATATTGCACCACAAGGATTTAAATCCAGTAAATAATAGACTAGAGAATTTAGAGTTAGTTACTTTACAAGAACATAATCAAATTCATGGAAGAGACAGAAGATATAAAAACCATAAAGTAGTTTCTGTAAAAGAATTAAAAGAAAAATATGATGTTTATAATGGGACTGTAGATGATACACATACCTATATTATTGCAGATGATAAACCAGTAGCGGGGGATTTCTCTGGTGTAGTATCTGCAAACTGTGGGGAAATCCCCATGTTACCGGGAGAACCTTGTGTACTCGGTGCTTTAAATTTATATGCATTTATTAAAGATGGGAAAATTGATTTTGAGTTTTTAGAATATGCTGTCAGAACTGCTATTAGATTTTTAGATAATATTCAGAGTTTAAATGAGACTCCTGTAGATTACGTAAATGAAATGTCAAGAGGACTTAGAAGATTAGGTTTAGGGATCATGGGTTTAGCTGATCTTTTAGCAGAATTAGAAACTCCCTATAATTCTAAAACAGCAATAGAACTATCTAATTATTTAAGTTGGTTTATTAATTTCTTTGCGTGGCTAGAGTCTATTGATTTAGCTGTAGAACGTGGGGCTTTTCCATATTATGATAAAGAGAAAGTTAGCCTAAAAGTTGTAGAAAAAGTCTTACATTCTAAATACAATAAAAATGCTAGATTTGATATGAATAGTATTAGAAATATTGGTTTTAGAAACGTGTCTGTAACTACTATCGCACCTACTGGTACAATTGCTATTCTAGCTGGAGTAAATTCTGGTATTGAACCTTTCTTTGCACTTTCTTATAGAAGAAATATTACAGAAGGTATAGGAAATACTGCTAAAGATTTTATTGTAGAACTCAATCCAATCCTTTTTAGAAAGTTAGAGAAATATGGTTTTTCCCCTGATGAAATTGAGGACATTCGTTCACACGTAGAAAAAACTGGTAGCTTAAGTGGGCTGGAAAAAATTCCAGAAAACATTCGGCGCATTTTTAACATTTCTCATGAAATTTCACCGTATGAGCATTTGGACATGCAAGCATCCTGGCAGGAATACGTATCAAACGCAATTAGTAAAACTACAAATTGTCCACAAGAAATTACACCAGAAGAAATATTTGATTTATTAGTTTATGCGTGGAATTTAGGAGTTAAGGGTACCACCATTTATAGAGATAAATCTAAAACTTTCCAAATTCTAAATTTACCAAATGGAGAAAATTAAAACAAAAAACCCCCAGAGCCAAAGCCCTGGGGGTTTTTTGTTTAAGTAGTTATTTATTTAATTATGTGTATAAAATGATAAAACACCTTGATACATTTTTATTTTATCTAATATTAATTCCATAAACCAATAAGGAATGATGTGGCTATTATTATCATAATCATTTACTAGAAAATCAGGATTAAATCCACTAATATAAGCTTGATCTTTAAAGATTTTCTCAAATTCTTTTATCATTTCACTATAATCAAAAGTACTACCCATTTCACTCTTTCCTCACATCATCTATACTACAATTAACATAAGCTACATTCTTATTAATATCAACAATACTATCTGGAAATAATTTTTTATAGTGTGCATAGGCTTTTCCAATAGCCTCATCTTTAGTCTCAGCCTCAAAACAACATACTCCATATATATTAGCATATCGTACAATAACATAAGATAAAAAATAAACTCTATTCATCTTGATCCTTTCTATTTAATCTATTTAATTATAAATAGACTTTAATAAAATGTTGAGATTAGCTTATCAATTTCTTTCAAATCATATAGATATTTTAACTCACTACGTAATGTAGATAGTTTTTTATAATTTTTTTTAGCAATATTATAAAGGGGAGTCATCGTTAAAATTAAATAAGTTTCTAACCATTCTAGTCCTTTATATGTATTTTTAATCTTATAGATTTCTACATTTATTGGTATAAATACAAAATTATCTTCTCCAAAATTATTGAAGTCCAGTTGTAACAGTTTATTCCAATGTATTTTTTTTCTAAGTGCATACAGATGTCTATCGTATCTGTCATCTTTTAATGTTTTTCCTACATACATTCTTTTATTTATCTTGTTTAATATAATATATATCATATTAATTATTATCTCTACTCCATTTTATTTACTAAATTATAGTAAAAATCATTTATATCATCAAAGAGATATGGAAATTGTCCGAAGGAATCAGAATACGGACTTGTAAAGAAAATCTTTTTTAGAGTGTCGTACTCTTCTTTAGTAATTTCTTTATACTCAATATCTTTATATTGGAAATCTTCAAACCCCTCATTAGTTCCAAAATACCACCCACGTTTTTCCTTAAAGAATTCAGGATTTTCTTCTTTAATTTTTAAATAAAGATCGTTTCTTTCTTCATCTAATATCATAAATCCATATACATCAAACTCATCAGCCCAATCTTGTTGTAAAATTAGTATTCCGTATGACATTTTTTAGTCTCCTCTATTTAACCTATTTAATTCTAAAACAATTCTTCTATTAAGAACTATAATACAATATGCAAACCGTTCTATTACAGTAAGAATATGACTGGTTGTATATTTATATTTATATTGTCTATTTTCTATAAGAGGTGGGACAGAATTAGGAACATATCTATCTACTTGTACTATAAAAACATCTTTATATGGTATTGTTCGTATTCCAGTGACTATTTTTTTCATTATTTTATTCTCCTATACTCATTTTATTATTCATAACCAACCCAAAAATTATTCGCATAAACATCGTGATCTTTATCTTTACTACATAAAGCCCTTTGTTTAATAATAGGTTTTCCTGATCTCATATCATACCCATCTATAGAATCTTCAAATATTAATTTACTCCCACATATACTACAAAATTTAAATAGTTTTTTGATTAAATTAAACATTCTATTCTCCTAATATAAAATCTGTATTCTTCGTAAAGTCTCTAATAAATTTTATTATTCTACTATATACTACAGGTGTTAGCGGGACATTTTCTCTATCTGTGTTATAAAATAATAAATATAAATCTTTAACTAAGTCGTTTACAAGTTTTTCTTCTTCTTTTGTGCTCATTTTACCACTCATAATTCTTGTGTTTCTCATCTTTACTGCATACTTTAGTTTTAAATGTTACAGGTCTTCCTGTACGTTTATCATAATGATCTACAAATTCTTTAGTAATTAATACACTACCACAATCTTCACAGTATTTAGTTGGTGTAATTAAGTATTTAAGAATATCAAATATTTTAATCATAACTGTTTCTCAGAAATAAATGGTATATCCCCTGCTGATATAAAACAATCTACTTTAAATTTAATTGCCGGATATTCTTCTACTTTCTCTTCATCTTGGTTATAACCATAAGTGGTTGCAAAAAATACTCTATGTTCTTCTCGTAGTGTATAATCAATAGTATCAGAAATCTCCTCTAAATCTTTAATTGAAATTTTATTATCAATATCTTCAATAGTAATAACAATTTGTTTTCTCATTTGTATTGCTCCAATTCATCAGCTTTAATCCAAGTAGAAAGCATACTATAGTTTCCCTTTTCAGGAACTTTCTTTAGCCCCAAATTAGAACTTAATAATTCTATATCGTTTATCCATCTACTTTCTGTTTCAGCATTACAAAATTTACATCTCCCATGAATTTTCCAGCTTTTAAAAAAATGATCATATTGTAAAAGAGTAGTTATCCATTTATGATCCCCAAAATCATCATATTCCCAAAATAAAAATTTCTTTTTTACAGGATTACTAGGACAAGTCATTTTTTATTTACCTAGATATTATTGATCTAAATGTAACACCAATTACATAACTTGCAGATAATAATAGTATAACTGATACTACATAGTGTAAAATATTAAATTCTACTAGAACCCACACAACTAACATCATTGCTAGTAATAGGATTATACCTACTAAAAGAGTTTTAAGATGTTCTATCATTATCTTTTTCCTTTTGCTTATTAATACGTCTTTGTATTCTTCTTAGTAAATCTAAAGCATCACTTATTTCTGTAGAGGAATAGTTAACCCTTAATTCATTTATAGCTTCTTTTCTATAAAATTCAGTATCAGTAACTTCATTTATATCCCACATATCATTTACATCTTCAAATGGTGTAGGACATGAACAACCACTATCTCTAACTGTATAGATTTTTTGTGTTTCTATTTCTTGTAAAAATATTCTAGTATCAAAATTATAATCATAATTAGAAAATTCTATTTCACCGAGTAGTTTCATATTCCATTTTTCAGGATTGTAGTAAATATTGCTTTCGTAGTTCATTTTACCTCCTTGTTATTTTTAATTGCTAGTATATCAATATGTACTCCAATGTTTTCTGCTACAGTGCTTTCATAATCAATTTGTCCATTTACTGCTAAGATATATGTATTGTATTGCTCAACATAATATGCTTTAGTATTTTCTAAACCTTTGGATTCTATGTATCTATTCATAGTTCCTGCCATATACATTTCATCATCTAATACTACTCCAAAATAAGTTGTAATTTTCATTATCGTACAATTCTTTCTAATTCATCTTCATAAACTAAATAAGGAAATCCAAATAAAGCATACTCTATAATTAAAGTTCCATCATCTTTAGTATCTTGTAAATTCATAGCGGCTACTCCAAATTTATAAACTTTATCTTGATATTCTGGATGTTTACCTATATACTTTACAGTTTCTCCAATAAAAAATTTACATCCAGGAACATTCTTATCTTTTCCTAATGATAGGAAATAATCCGTCATTGAAATTAGTCCAAACATTTTGGTTACCAATATACTTCCACTAAATAACTACCCTCTGGTAGTATCCCCCAATGGACAAATAATTCTAAGAATAATCTTGTACTGTTTTTACCGCCTCCTAAAATTGACATTATAAAATCTCTTTTATTATAATCTGTCCACTTCTCATAATTACCTTTAGTAATATCGTCAAATTTTATAGACGAATAGTTATTAGCCTCCTCGTCAGCTACAAAATTATAATTTGTCATAGGAAAATATTTATTAACTAAACTTTCTATTTCACCATATTCCATAGTATGATAAGTTTTACTGTCCATTATATCTCCAGTTGTCTTGTATTTATTAATCCAATAGAATCTTCTAATAACGTATATAATTTTTCAAATCCCATAGTAAAATAAAAATATTCTCTAATATTATAACAGTATGCAGTTGTTCTCCTCCCACTTTTAAAATTCATATCTACACAAATAATCCAATGTTTTTCTTGTGGGAGCATTAGAGCCATTTTATTTAAAAATCTTCTTGCATTATCTATACTGTTAACTTCTATTTTCCACTTAGGATTGTGGTGTTCTTGTGGTACCGTTCTTTTATTCTTTTCTTTTAGATAGATTTCTATTTCCATTTTTATTCACCTCAATCAGACCTTAATTCTTTATAAAATACTTTATATATAATACCTTTTATATTCTCTATTTTCATATATGTTACTGCAACTTCTCTTCTATGAAATCTTCTTGCTTTATAAAATAATGAAGTCCAAAAAATAGGAAATACGTCGTCTCTAGAATAATCTTCATATAAGTAATCACCTTGTAAATTTTTTATAATATAGTATTCAAATTGTTTCATTTTATTCACTTCTAATCTTAGTTTTTGCCATTTGTATAAGAAAATCTTCGGCATCTTTAATAAAAATATCTAGTTTTTCTGACGGAAATGAGTAATTAGGATATTTATCATTATTTAAATATAATCTTAACCCACTATCTAATAAACAAATATGATGGTTTTTTGTATGAATAATAGTAGCGTCTCCACTAATTGCCTGAAGTTTTTGTAAAAGATTTTCAATAATTTTAGAATAGTTTTTACTCACTTAAAATCCTCGTATTCTAATTCTTCTTTATGCTCAGTACACAAAGTCTTAATCCAATTATTTTTAATTCTAGATTTGCCAGATTTACCACAAATTTCACAAGTGGTCATAGACTCTTTTTCATATTTTTCTATAATATCGAAAATCTCATCCGGTGCACCTGTGGTATAAAAACATAACATTCCAAATTTTTCTTTTACTTGTGTTACAAAGAAGTTTGGATATCCATTATTATCTTTTGGTATATCTTTTAGATATGGATATTTGTTATTAATTACGGTATTAAGTTCATCACATAATCTAGAAATTAAATCGTACCAACCATCATCACACTCAAATCCAAACGCCATCAAATTAACTTTTAGTTCCGGATCGGGATGGAAGAAAAAATATTTACTAATCAAACCTTCATAATCAGCCATATTTATTTATCTCCAATTCTCTATATATAAAATTTGTTTCAGCCACAAGGAATTAAATACCAAATAACCTATATTGTGTTTTTGGAATGCGCTTAAAAGCTTTATCCCAAAGTAGCACTGCATTTTCTTCAGTTGACCCCGCACTAAATATCCCATCAGAATAGTTCTTAAACACCTTTACTTTTCGTGGATACATATATTCATATTTAGTTTTAGGGGTAACCCACTCTCCTACTTTAAATTTTGTATTCTCGTTATTTTCTATAAGTTTAATTTCTACAACTGGAGAATATACTGTTATAATATTTCTATTAATTATATCTTCAATCATTGACATTCCAGATTTTTTAACTGCTAAAAGTATACCAATAATTGGAGGATAAAATGCATCTCTAGATTTTTCTGTAACTAGAGCACCCTTTGGTATACTAGAATAGTTATTCCAATCTAAGTTCATAAAAATTTCAGTTTGAGTTAGATGCCCTTTCGGATTAATACTTAAATAAGTATTTACATTATCTATATCATCTAAGCGTAATAAATCTTCTATGGTAAGTTTAATTTCTGCTAAACTTCTATAACTCTTACCAATATTATTAATACTTAAAACATAGTCTATTAAACTCTTATTTTCTGGTCTTTTTGAGTAGTATGTTTCTGGAACATATTTTTCTATTATAGAAGTCATTCTTAAAATATGATGTAAAACATATAATAGAAATGGTCTTACTAATTCTGAATATTTATCTGAAACTTCTACAGTAAATATTGGACAATACACCTCAGACCCTTTATTTGGATTATTAGATAATTCTAAACCTCCCGATCCCCACAACGAGTTAGATGTTCTATAATAAAGAGATTTATTTGATACAATAGTATATTTTATATTTTTAAAGGTGGAATTTAGTTCAGCAATAAGTTCCTCTATCCAAATAGGAACTGCTGGAAATATAAAATAATAATTTAAACCTATTTTATATAGATATCTTATAAATCCAGAATAACATCCATTCGATTTAAAAATATTCTTTGATCCATGAGGGTAATCTACCCATTCTTGTTGTGCAGAACTATCTAAATCATTACCAAAGTAAGTCAATGTTTCCGGAACCATTTATCCTCCTAAAATTCCTCTATTTTTATCTTCTAATAAATCATTAATAAGTTCATTATCAAATACAATTTTAGCTTGTTCTTTAGGACTATTATGAATTTTAAATATTGAAAACGTTAGTCCTAAAAATGATATAAGTACTGCTAAGGTAGCAAATAATCCCAACATTTTAACTAGTCTCCTTTTCCTTTTTTTGAAGATAAATATTACTAATTTTATAACTATTAGAAATTGAAACTTTGTATGAATTATGCGCTAATACTTTTATTTTACTAAAGTTAAATGGTAATTCTTCCTCTACAATAGCATCTGTCATATCTGGACTGATAAAAGAATTCTTACTATTTTGTAGACCAGAAACTTTATCTCCTACTTTAAGAGTGTTTTCAAATTTAACACCACCAGCTAATAAAATTAATGAAAATAACCACGTTTGTCTGTAATCCTTATAGAGAGATATATCTTTAAAAGCACTATTAACAATATTAATATTATCTAAAAGCATAAAATGTTGTAATGTTAATTCTCCTTCTACAAGACTTCTGTACCCAGGATTGGCATTATTTAATGCAAGTACTACAGATAAAGAATCTTGTTTTTTAGGATGTTCCTCCGTTTCTATAGGTAGATAATTTTCTATTATAGATATTAGTCTTAAATAATGATGTAAGAGATATTTTAAATAATAAACACCATTTTCTGAATAATCATCATTAAATTTTATTGTAAATAAAACCTGTTTTAAATGTCTTCTAACATTTCCAGGTTCACTAAATAATAGATTTCCATCATATGGGGCGTATGCATGGTAGACATCTCTTTCAGCTAAAACATTATATTTTATATTTTTAAATTTTCTATTAAATTTATTAATTATCCTCATATACCATACTGGAATATATGGAAATGCAAAAATAAAAGGTAACTGTTTAATTTTAAAACCATCCCTTCTAAAAAAAGCACCATAACATTCTGTATAACTGAAGATATCTAATCTAATTTTATCCCAAGTTTCTATAGTAGAATTTAAATCTTTATCTGCTACTGACCATGTACCTTTACCCATTATTGGTTCCATCCTCCCAATTTAAAGTAACTGTTCCAGGATTATTATTTCTAGTTTTACTTGCAAATGCTCTAAACATAGTTTTAAAATCGCCATCTTCGTAACTTGTTTTAGACGAACTTGTGCTAGATTTAATTTCAGCAGTTAATCCGTCTCTATCAACAACCCATTTATTAACTACTTCAAAAAATCTTTTACCATCTTCTCCCATAAATTCTGGATGAAATTGTACAGAATAAATATAAGGACTTTCTGTAGATTCTATTACGCCTCTAAATGTAGAAGATGCTTTTAAAGAATTTCCTACTCGTACTACTCCCTGATGGTGAATAGAATTAACTGACGAATTATTAAATATATATCTTGTAAGAGATATTCCCGGCATATAATTTAATTCATGATGACCTGGATGATTACCATCTCCATCAAAATATAAATCTTGTATAAGACCTCCTCCTAAATATGCATTAATTAATTGATGACCTCTACATATTCCAAGAATTTTCTTTTTAGCAACATCACACCTAGCTAATATACTTAATTCAATTTCATCTCTCTTATCATTAAAATAAGAATGTCTATTTTGTTCACCATATATTCTTGGATTAATATCTTCTCCCCCAGAAAAAATAATTAAGTCATATTTATTAACATCTAAAGAACTTTGTATTACTTCTAACTCTGGATAAAAATACTTAAACGCACCGAAAAATGCACTGTATGCCAACCCAACTTTTAACATACCATCTCCAAAATTCTACTAGCTAATTCCTGATCAGTATTAATAATAGCAGTAACAGTTTCTGGTAAATATTCTTTAATTACTTTTATACCTTCTTCTGGATTAAGAAGTAAATTTGTAGCTTTTTCTGACATATAAAACATTCCCTCTATATCATTTAAAGACAGGGATAACCAAGAATTTGATGGTGTTCTATACTCGATTCCTTTTACACCATTTTTATATTCTTGTTGACGAAATCTTCCCGGTCTTCCATAAGTTAACGATCTTAGCTTTTCAAGATCAGGAAATAAAGACTTAGATACAACATAATTTCCTAGAAAAATTGCTAATAATTGTATTGCTGGTCTTGGATAATTAAATAATTCATCTACACCTGAAATATGAAAATGACCTCCTCCATATCTTAATAAATGTGTAGTAACATCAATAGTTTCGCATTCATATTCTGTATCTATTGCATCTTCATCGGCATCACAGCCAAAAATAAAACCTTGATAAATTTTTTCATTATCTAATTGATTTACATATAAATGTGGTTCAATATCTACGACTGGTTTTTTGTATAAATATAACTTTAAACCATTCCAAGTTAGCCTACTAATAAAGTTTTCTAAACAATCTAAAGAATTATTTATTATATTGTACATTTCAGATGGGGTTTTCAACGGATTTTTAACTGTTAATTCCATTGCTACACCATCCATCATCCAACTAAATTCTGGTTCGTCTATATAAACGGGGTGTTTATAATCATCTTTTATAGGAATAATTTGTCCAGTACCTTCTAATAATGCTGGTGAAATTACACAATTTTTATTATCCACAACAGTAGTTAGAAAAACTTCCGGGTCTGTTCCATAACTTAAAACCATTTTTATATCTCCTTATTTGAAATAAACTTTAGATAATATACTTTTTAAATCTTTAATACTTTCCCCAGGAAATATTTCTGAGGTACCATGTTTTTTACAATACATTCCATTACTAGTAGAAGGACTAACCAACTCTTTTACTGGAAAAACTCCTCCACAATAAAAGCACGTCCCAGTTAAATAATCTAAATCTTGAAATGATTCTCTACAATTAGTGCAGTAAAAAGTTGGTCTATCTACCTCACTAAGTTGAACAATTTTACCTGCTCTTATTTTTAATCCAGTCCTTAATAAACCAAATGATGTAACAATTTTAAACATCGAAGTAATATCTAAATAAACATTATTTCCACATTTTGAATGCAAAAGGTAAGTCACGCCTCTACTCCCTATCATTTTATAATCCTTCCGAATATAATGCAATCCCTATTTTTTCTGTAATTCCTAATACACCACGAATAGTGTCTAGTCTATTATTTAAATCGGTTACATTTTTAAATAATAGAGGATCATCTATATAAAAAGTTATTGTTGATCTTAATACTACTGCCTCTTTAACGTCTGCTAACTCCTCCTGAAATACATCTATATCAACAACTTTTCCTATAGTAAAAAAAGGAATAAACTTATTTTCTACAATTTCACTTAACTTTACTCGACATGGTTTATCATCTTTAGTTTTATCTAAAGTACCACCTCCTAAATATTTTACATCTTTTTCTTCCTCGACTTTTTTAGTTTTTTCTTCTTCTTCAGCTTTCTTAATTTTTTCCTCAGCTTTCTTATAAGCCTCAGCAGTTATTCTTTTAATTTTTATAAGATTAGCCGGATCAACAACGGTTTTATTTCTGAATGATCTATCAAATTCCCATAAATCTATATAAGTTTCTGTAACTACTGGAAATGCATCTATTAAATTTTGTACAAAAAACACTACAGAACATCCAAAACTCTCCGCCCTTTCAGCAGGTTTTAATAAATTTGAAGTTGTATTAATAAAATGTGCAACAGCTTTTACTATTGGTTTTGTTTCCATAATAAAAACGTGTTTTTGAAATTCTGCTTTTGAAATATCCCATTTATAACTCACCCCTAAAATAGGTCTTGTAGTCTCCGGATCAAAACTTGTGTAAGCCGGGGCTAATTCTTTTTCATCAGTAAAATCAAAAATTAAACAAGAGTTAACCCAATCATACAGTAATACACATTCACCATCAAAATTATTAATTAAATATTTGGTAATAACAGCCTCATCTTTTTCCCCTAACTCATGTTTAGGTTTTTCAGAAGTTTCAAAATAAGCCGCTAAACTTAATTCCCCAGGTTTATATTCGCTTACACGTATTATACATATATCAAGAGGATTACTTTTAAAATAATAAAGACTTTTATCTTTTGCCGCATACGGATAGTTTATAGAATCTATATGCTTTCTAAACATACTAGAGTCGCCAATACTTAAAACTGACATAATTCTCTCCCTTTGCTGGTAATTTTAATTAGACCTAGATAAATTAATCCTGGTTCTACTTCTGATAATAATAAATTTTTATCTAATCCAGTTCCACTAGAAATTGTATTTAAACTAGCTTTTCCCCCAACTCTATTTAAAAATTCTATATAAATCATATCGTGTTGGTTTAATCCTCCACTATGTATCTGTAAAACATTATCCAATATTCCCATATAATCATTTAAATTACTAACATTATAATTTCTTAGAATGTAGTTTATTCTATTACAAGTTATCTTTATAATTCTAGGATTTCTTTTCCCTCTTCTAGCAACTTCTCTTACAAATTCATCTGGTAAATTATTATTTTCTAGACATCTTTGTGCTATTGCATATAATTCAGGATCAGAATACGGCTCAAAAATAAATGGTATACACCTATTTATTAGAGGTTCTTTTAAGTAACCACTTTCATTACTAGCTAAAATAAAAGTAAAGTTACCAGAGTCTAGAAATGGGTATAATACTTCGGGGGTTTTCAACGTATGAATTTCATCTATAAAATGAAAACGCCTTTCTGTAATTGCATCATAATTAATATTTCCTTCGTTATCTGGTATGTAATAATATGAATTAGAAAGTCCTAAATAATTTATACAAATTAATCCCAGAGTAGTTTTTCCAAAACCACTTGGTGCACGCAATAAAATATTATAATTATCTCCATCATTTACAGCACTTAAAAGATATTTTAGTTCTGTAAGTATTCGTTCTTGTCCTATAAATTCCATTCATGTTATCTCCAACTATAAATTTTCTATCAAAAAATTCGAATACAATTCTGCTGTGTGTTCGTTTAGTCCTGGGGCAGAATTAGCCTCAAAAATAAAGTACTCTTTCTTTTTCTTATCCCAACCGATATCTAAAGCATAAAAACCAAATGTAAAACCACCTTTTGTAAAAAGATCATTTAAAGTATCTATAGTAGCAGAAAGTTTAGGATAGTTTTGAATATCTCTTATAGAAAAATGACAGGTATCATTATTTCTTATAAGAAACTCTGTACTCTCCATAGGGTCTTTTCTAAAAATTCTAGCAATTTTTCCTCCAAGAACATGAACCCTTAATTCAAAATCTGTAAAAATATAGGGAGTCCAAAACTCTCCTCTATATTGAGCATTAAATTCTTCTCTATTTTTACATAAAACAATTCCTTTTCCACCAGATGCAGATAGCGTCCTTCTAATTAATACTGGATATTCAACACTATCTAAATCTTTAGTACCTTTTTTATAAATTGGTGTGTGCATATTATTAACTAATAAATTAGAAAAAGCTAACTTACTAGAACATACCCTAATAAAATCTGGACTATTTAATGTAGTATCTTCCTTAAAATTTCCTCCACTATTCCCATATCTAATTTTTGGAGATGATTTTAACCTTTCTGGGTAAGAAGTTAATCTAACCCTTTCTCCAGTAGCTTGTTCAATTAAATTTTTTAATATCCTACCAGATGGAAATGAATAACTACTGCACAAGATGTTTAGCATCTTTATCCTTTCTAATATTTCTAAGAATTGTTATATCTGATTCCAGCATAAATGGAAATTCAATTAAGTGTGTATTATGAAACTCCAAATTATATCTAGCAGTTGATGGGGAGAAGAAATGTTTCCACTCTTTAAATATATTATTATTAGAAATATGCTTTTTTATCTCTGGTACAATTTCTGTCATAAAGAATTTTACATCTTCTTCAGTACAACCCAATAAAGGTTTTTTAACAGTAATATACAAAAGTTCATCAAGATATCTGATATCAATTCCCCATTCAATACACAAATTAAATACATCTTGAATTAGGGGATCATCAACTTTAGTATTTTCTTTAGAATATTTTTTGGCTGGAAAGGGGGCGGCACTCTGAGCTGGAACCGTAGCAGGTCTTTTAGTTTCTACAATTTCTCCAACAATTTTTAAATCATTTAGTTTCTTATCTAGTTTATAGATGGTATTTTCTTTTAATTCCTCTACATCATCCGTCCAATCTAGTTTAACTCCCTTCATTAACATTAAATTTGTAAATAAAAGAGCCGCAGTATCTAAAGAACTACTATCTGTATTGACAATAAATCCTACTCTTTTTTTATTAGCACTGACAACTTTCTTATGGAGTTTAGCAGTTTCTCCTCTTACTACATAATAATCAGAGTGTACTTTATCAAAGATAATAAATGCAAATTTTCCAAAGAAGTTTTCATATGCACTTTTCAAACAACTAACAAAATCTTTATTCTCATCTTTTTCATAAATCTCATCAAAAATTTCCAAAAAGATTTCAGAATCTATTTTATCTCCAAAAGTTCTTTTACTATATGGAGAGGTTTCTCTTAATTCTAGTGAGCCATTATGTGCAAAAACTAACCTTTCTGTTTGAAACGGATGACTTTTTAAATCACTTACTGTTTTAACTCCATTTGTAAAAGTAGCTTTTCTTACATGCCCAATTACTGGAGTTTCTTTAATATTAGAAATAAAAGTTCCTAAGTTATAACAATTAGATGGTGCAACCCCAGTTTTCCTTAAATTATTCGGTTCTGAAAAATAACCAAAACCATCTTTATTATCTACTACAGAATTAATAAAAGATTGAATAAGCAGATAATTGGAATTGAATATAGTGCTATTTAAATTAACTAAAGTCAACTGACACATTATGCCTCACCTCTTAAAACATGGATATCAACATATTTTGGTTTAAAAATTAAACTACCATCTATTAATGCTGGAGAATAACCATTAGTCCAATATCTTCGTAAATCTCTATTAATATGAGTATGAACATATTTTCTAGGTAAAACAGGAATTTCAGATATATCAATAATATGATGTAAAATACTTAAACATTTTTGATTAAGATTTGAGATATTTGAGAAATAATTAAGAGCCTCTCTAATTGTTTCTTTATTTATATCTGTATTATAAATAGAATTTTCGTGCAGTAAATCCTCATCTGCTAAAGTATCATAAGATGATTTTATTGCATGATTAACAAATGCTTTACATAACATCATACTAGCATAAATAAAATCAGGATTTAGAGTTTTATTAAATACCCTAAATTCTAAAGTACCTTTACATTCTCCATAAGGACAAAGAGGATATAAATTTAACCAAGTATATCTTACTGGATTATATCTTCCACCATGTAATTCTAATTCACCATATCTATTCCAAAACTCGGCTACAGTTCTAGATTTTAAAACATCATAAATATTAAAAACTTGTGTAAAATATCCATCATCTGTTTGTACACAAGGAGGCCCAAATTTTGTTATTGGTCTACAATAAATAGAGTCGTTTTTAATTCCTCTAAATTCATATCCCATACAACCTACAGTAAAGAATAAAGATTCAAGATATTTCCCTAATCTCAAAATAGATTTTAATATTCTTAGATTTGGATTTGGTAAACTAAAATGAAAATGTATTCCAGTCCTTTCTGAAGTAGTAGACTCTCCAAGTTCAATAAGTTTTCCAACTAAACCTCTAATTATTGGTAAAGATTCTTGTTCATCAGAATTTAAAATACCAGATACTAATTCTGTTCCAATAGTTACTCTGTTAGATTCTAAAACATCAAATATTCTATCATTAGGATTATTTTGTAAAAATAATCCATTAGATGTCATATAAACATCGGACTCACAAGATGCATCGTGAGTAGTTCTAAAATTATTAATATTAATTTCACTTGCATAACAAGAATCTGTTTCAAACTCTATTCCAAAAGTTTCACCAATTTGAATTATATTTCCTTCGATAATCTTAGGCATATTTTACCCCTCTAAAATTTTATAAGTTATTGCTACATTAATAATCTCAGTAAGTTCTAAAGTTTTATATAAATATTCCTGCATAAAAGTAGGGTGTCTAGTATCTAAAATCATGTTTAAAGTTATTTTATTACAATGAAAAATAGTTGCTTTATCTAAAGAATCTACAACTTGATAAACAAAACTCCCATCTATATAAAGAAATTTAGTATGCTCCTTATTACTTAAACTATATCCAATTTCAGTTATTTGGGTTTTCAACGACTTTTTCCTTTTTACTTTTGGGATATAAAACCAGCGTCCTATCTTCGTTTCTAATTTCCATTTCGTTTTTTCTTTTTTGTTTTTTCCAGTATTTTACAGCCTCTTCTAAAGTATTAAACCATCCTTTTATAACAGAAGCTTTTGTACCCTTCCAGCATAGCCAAAATGTGTTATTCATAATATCCTTTTCATTTTTTAATGTGATATAATTATAGACACAGACAGTAAAATTAAAACATCTAGCAATAAAGTGTATCCTATGTTTTCTAGATTACCTTTATTCTCAAAAAATAAACAAAATAAAATATAGGTGAATGTCAGCATAGACTAAATTTTTTCTCCCTTCCTAGTTCAAAAATTTTATTTCGACCACAAGGAATTAAACTAGATTTCCCCCTAAACTACATTTCCCCCATTTTGAAATATAGTTTATTCTTACTCCCAACTTTCCATTTCTTCATACATTTCTATTAATTCCGTAACCAATTCTATTCGTTCACTCTCAAAGGTTTTAATATTTTTATAAACAATATTATCAGTCCCTAATGTAGTAGTGATTATATGGATTATACTGGAAAATAATGGTAAATCTCCTGTTAATTCTAATATAATTAATACGATAGGGCTTTCTTTATCAAAATAATATAGCAAATCTACTTTATCATCTATTGGTTTAATAGCTAATTCTAGATTTTTAATAATTTCTTCAGAAGTTGATTCTAAAAAATCAATATCAAATCCTATAATTATTTCACAAGAATCAATCATCTTTTTTAGGTTCCCTATAAAATTTTCCTACAGCATTTAAATATTTATTATAGGCTTTTTTATACTTTTCCTTTTTCTTAATTTCATCTACATTATCTAATTTATTAACCTCATCTATTAAAACTAAACTATATTCTAATAAAGCATTGTATAAATAATTAGGTACACTCATCTTTTTTTATTCTTCCAATGATTAGGTGAATTAGTGTTAACTATTGTAATACTATCTACAGTTTCCCAACTAAATTCCCAATCCGGTGAATTTGGAATGAATTCTATTCCTCTTTCTGTTATAACAATATCGTTCCAGGAATGGTATAAAAAAATCTGATTTCCATTTTTCATTTGAACATTTAACTCAGCCACTAATTCTGGTTCATCCATTTTACTTATCCTTTCCGAATTAAAATTTAATTACCAAATTGATAGAGGTCAGATTTCTCTGACCTCTACGGATTTGTTAATTAATAATTAGGTACTAAATCTGCATAGAAACCATCACTATGTTTTTTAATAACTTCTTTAAGTCCTCTAGATTTAAAGTATGCATCCCAAAAAAGAATACGAGTCTCTTTAGGATAGTTTAATTTCTTTAATAAATTAGCTAATGCTAATTTTCTCCCACGATTTTTTTCAAAATTATCTAGGGGAGAACAATACTCTTTATAAGAATCTACAACAGTATAATATTTTTTATCATCTACTTCCAAATCTAACCTTGAAATAACACATTCAGTATATCTTTTATCTTTCCTGGAGCCGGAGGGTCGGTCAGACCCATACCGGAAAAATACTTTATATTCTCTTCCATCTAAATTTACTGTGAACATTTTTTAATTCTCCTTTTACTTTATTAGTTGAAAAAATTTACTAAAATCTGAATAGCACCGAGTTCAGGATTAATTAACCAATTAAGACCTGATACTAAATTTACTAACATAAGAGCAAAAGAAACAGGAATTAAAATAAACATAATAATTGATAACCAGACTCCAAATCCAGGATAGTTTGTGTCGATTTCAATAGCTTTTTTTGGAATATTCTCCTTTATCCTTTCAAACTCATATTGACTCAAATCATCTAACCTAATTAACCATGTAAACAGAGATATATTTTTTACCCCTAAATAAAATATTACTAGAAAAAACAAGGCAAGAATTAAATCTGATACCCCATAAAAAATAGCCTTTTTATAGGCGAGTAAATAAGATTTTGTGGCTAGAAACTCGCCAGTCTTTAATAAATATTCTAGAATATTTTTAACATCTTCTGGATTCATTATTTTCTCCTAAAAAATTTAGCAAAGTTATGTCTACAATTAATTTTTTCCATTAATTTATTAAGCCTCTTCTCGTATATTTTTCTTAATTCCTTGTCTTGTGTTATCCTGATCAGATTCTCCAATTCCTTCTTCGTCAAATTCTCCGGTACATCCATAGAACCACCTCCATATTAAATTCATAAATCTTTTTCTAGTTTCTCCCGATAATTTCTCAACCCAGAATTTAGCATCTGCAAAAATTAAAGGATTAAATGGTAGACAAACTATTCTTTGAACCTGGGTTTTTATATAGTCTTCTCTATCTTTATCCGTTACAGCATCTCTTAGTAAGATTGAATTCATGCCCTTTTTCCTGAATAGCAATGTTTATAAATTAAATGGAAATTAAATTTCTTTTTCCATAAAAATCTATAGAGTCTGATCAGTTTATCTTCTAAAAGGATAGCTGTTTTACCTTCCAATTTAGATACGAAATTATCCGAATAATCATAAAAAGTATAGACATATTTGAATGTTAAAAGATCACGAATTGTTTTAAGTTGAAATTTTATCCATCTTTTACTAAACCTATATTTTATATTTTTTACCAGAAAATAAAACCAAACTTTATTCAGATTCTCCAAAACATCTAATGTAGCATCATACATATTTTTATAAGAAAACTTCCCCTCCGCTCTATTACCAGAATAAAAATATCCATTACTACAAATTTGAATACCAAAAAAATCTTTGGCAATCGCAAATTTTACAGGAAATTTATAAAATTCTATTGCCTCAGCATTATCTGATTTATAATGTTTTACTTTCATATTTATTCCCTATGAGAAAGTTCTTTTAAAAAAGAGAGGGTATAAGCTAATGTTGCACATAAAATAAAAAATAAGAAGTTACCATCAGATAATAATCCAGCATTGCTAGATGATTCTAATACTACTAATACTAAAATAAAAAGTAGGGATAACATTTTATAAATTCTCTATAGTAAATACTTCGTTATCTGGAATATCAACATCAGATATTTTTAATATTTGTTTAACAAGATTTCCCCCCTCATGGTCATAAAAAGAAATATCAACTTCTTGTTTTGGAAAATCAATTTTAACAATTAAATCAGAAAGTTCTGGTGTATCAATATATTCCTCCATAAAATGATTTGCAAAAAGAATAGTCCCTAAATCTCTTCCATATTCAGTATCATCAACTTTTACTAAAAGATCATTACACTTAAGAAAAGTCATTTTATCCTCCTATACAAATTTTATTTGATCTAAGAATTTAAAACCATCTACTAAGATTTGAGGTAGATTTGCCATAGACTTATAAGAAAAAGGTAAACTCCTATACTCAAATCCCCAGGGTTTAGTTTCATAAAAACCAGGCTGGCGGAATTTTAATCTTGGGTAATCTTTAGTAAGGGTTTTCAACCAAATTTTATCGTATCCACGAATAATCTTTTTCATCCATTCTTCAGGTAAAACATTTTCTTTAGCTTTTCTAGTTTCATATTCTCCAAGATGGACATACTTATCTTTAATTTTTACTAATTTAGGATATTGATATTCTACCCTTTGTTGAAAACTAAAATGTAAATGTAAACCAGTAGAAATATAATAAGATTTTATTACCCCGTCTTCTACTATTGCATCCGTCATCTTTAAAATATCAGTTCTATATATATTTCTACAGGTGGATATTTCTTTTCCTCCCATACGCCTTAAAATTTCAGCATAAAATTCTGGAGTTATGGATGTAAATCCATCGGTGTAGATAATTAATTTATTTTTATAGGCTAGTTCTTGGAGTCTGTACCATTTTTTGTAAAAATCCCCCATTAAATCTGGGGTATTTGTAGACGCCTCCGTTCTTTCCTCTCCTAAAATAGTAAATTCATCTGTAGAAAAACCATAGTCTTCAGGAAAAACAAGTTCATTTTGTCCGTTAATATATTTGCCTACAAAAAATTCAAATTCAAAACCAATTTTCTTTACTAACATTTAATCCTCCGTTAGTTTCATTAGAAGTGCGCCAGCCATAAAGTAAAGTAAAAACTTATCAAAAGGTACAGAAAAAAAGGCATGTACTATAAAATAAAAGAGTGTAAATAAAACTACAAAAAACCCTATCCCACGTAGTCTTTTCATTTTTAATCCTCTTAAAAATCTAAAAACATTTCCTGAAAAAATTCATCATCCTCTTCTGTTCCAATATCAATATAAAGCATTTTATCTTCTTTATCAATATTAGTTTTTCCAAAAGAATAAACAGATAGAACATGAGCCTCTCCATATGGAGTGGAAATTTTTAATTCAGCATCTGGATTAGCTTTTTTTAAATCTTCAAGTAAATCTTTTACTTTCATTATACGACAATCCTTTCATACCTTTCTGAATTTAAAGTTCTTAGAACAACTTTAATCGGTTCTAGTTCTCCACCCAAAACTTGCTTAATAATTGACGGAGAAAATCCAGAAACTAATGCAGTACCTTTTTCATCATATTTCGTAGGAATACCAGAAGAAGTTCTTAAATTCCAGAAAACAATTTGAGGTCTTTTATATCCTGCTCTAGAATACATTCTATCAATCATTTGCATAGCATTATCGGAATAATTTTCTGCACACTGATCAAATTGCATATCAGAAATGATTAAAAGAATTCTAGGCATATATTTTGCTGGTAAATTATTTTTACCAGCCTGATCAAGAATAAGTCTAAAAGTAGCCTCCAAGTTTGTATTTTCCGCAAGATTAATTCTAGAAAAGTTAAGAATCTTTTCCCAGATATTGTTTCCTTTTAATTCAATAAAGGTAGGTCTCTTTGAAAAAGTTATCACCAAATCTTTAAAACTTCCATAATTCCTTTCTGCACAATAAATTCCTAAAGAAATTGAAACGTCTAAGGGAAGATAATCATTTGCTGTCATACTACCAGAAACATCACAAACTGGTAAGACATAAAAATCTTCATCATTTGGAAAATAATTAGGAAGATTTTGCCATTGTGCTTGGCAGGCATCTAATAAACTTTTTTCTGGGCTATGTATAGTTTGTTTCCCAAAATAAGAAATATTACTACGCATAAGCCTAACCAAAGGTTTAATTATATCATTAGGGAAAATAGCACCAGCTTTAATTTCTGCTTCGCCTTTTAGTACTTTTTCAAGAAATTTCTTAAATCTTTCTGGGTCATGTCTAGCAAAAGCTTTTCTATATTTTGCAAATGCATTACTAGGAACCTGGGAATATTTAATTTCCCCCCATTCTTTTCTACACATTAAGGTTTCCACAACTTGCGTGTTACCAGCTAAAAGTTTTCTGTAATTTCTCAAAACCCATCTATTTCCTTCTTCAGATAGGGTTACAGAAGTTCTATTAAAAATATAGTGTGCAAGTTTCTTAGCAATATCTTTATGAGATTTATTTTCTCTGGGCATCCATTTCGCACAGAGTTTGTCCCCAGATTTTAAACCATACATACATAAATCTAAACCATAAATTTCTATAGGAGTATTAATTGTACAAAATAGTACATCATCCCATCTACCATAAAAAGGAATATGAATTAAGAGTTTTTTAGCAAGATCGGGATAATAATTTGCTAGGTGACGAAACATTGCTCGAAAAGTTTCTCTTTCTCCTTGTCCACCACGAATATCTCTATTATAAAACATACATTTTAAAGCCAATAATTTATTTTCATTCATTGCTCTAACAAAATCTAGAACAATTTCATTTTCTTTTGTTCTCATTCCTCCCATTCTAAAAAATAAATTAACTAATTCAGAACCAGAAGTGCTATGAGTAACCATAGCATTTTCTGTTAAAGCATCATTTGTTTGCATGGCACTTACAAATTTTCTAGTCATCGTCTAAATCTCCTTTAAAAAGATCAGGATTAGATTCTTTACAAGCAATCATTTCATTAGTAATTGCTATTTTTATATCATGCAGAAAATAAACTAATTTTTCAATATCCACTAATTTTATCTCTGCTCTTTTAACCGTTGGAATTCCAGAACTATGTTCCCAAACAATAATCTTTACATCAGCAATATTAAAATAGTACCTACTATCAATTGAAACTGATGGGTGGCAAGTTAACTTACCATCTTCTGAAATAAGTTTTAAAGTTATTTCTTTAGTTTGTAACATTTTTGTATGCCTTTGCTTTTTTTAGAACAATCATTATAAACTTAAATCCTAGTTTTATATCTAAATACCAATGATCTCCGGGTCTCTCGACAAAAGTAAAACCGTAATGTCTATCCGCTGTATCATAAATAAAAAATCTATCTTTAAGTTTCATACATCTTCTCCTAAAAGATTTTTCTTAGCCCAATTTGTTTCTACTGGATATGGATTTCCTTTTACTGGATATGCCCAAACTTTTGTATAAGGACATTTTTTACAACGAACTACTTTAATTGTAGTCCCCTTTTCAAAAGGTTTTTGATCAATAGAAAAACTTTCAGTTTCGTACTGATGCCCAAACAAACAAAAAATTAATTGAGTGACCATTTTATTCACCTATTTCAGCAATATTATCTAGAAACTCTTCTGTTTTAGTGTTATAGATATACTCTTTTCCACATCCTGGACATACCATTACTATTTCTTCAGTTTCATCAATTATTTCTAATATTCTATAATCATCGGGGCAATAAAACTCCATTTTAATTTACCTTTTCTGAAAGTGTTACAACAAATAAAATTGGGATTAACCCTATATATAAACTATCAAATAAGATTTCGTAATCAAATACGGGAGTTTCTTTTAATAAGAAACGAAGATGTGCTAAGATTATGCCAAGAGTTAAAGTAGCAATAAACCAAACAAGCATGTGCTTTGTGGAAACTAAAAATTGCCAGTTCTTCATTTTATCCTCCAACAAAAAAGGTTTGAACCACAAG